AATTATGAAATATGTATATAAGAAAGTCGATTATTATTCTATGCAGCAGCTAATGGATTTAATCGAACAGTTAAAAAATGAATATCAAGTTATAGGATATCAAGCTTATGCACAAGAGCAGTATGCAGTGCTGACTTTATATTCTAAGAAAGAGGAGAAAAACAAATGGAAAAATTATATTTGGTAAAATTGGGAAAATTATATGTAACTAATACATCAAGTGATTCAGTCAATTTAAAGGAAAGTGCAGAAAAGGCAAAAGTGTTCACTGATGAGTTAGAAGCCGAAACATTGGCTAATATTCTAGGCGCTCAGTTGATCACATTTGTATTGGAGGGCTAAGAATGTTTAAAGAAATAGGAAGATTGGTGGAATTATTAAAATATCCACAAAGCATAATTCTAGGATTGGATAAGGTGGCACATATTAATAGTGATGATTTAACTCTCACTATTACATCAGAAGAGTGTGCCGAGTTAATACAATCAATATCAAAAGTAAAAAGATATGGATTTCGTGACAAGTATGAAGAAAACTTACACGAAGAAGTGGCTGATGTGCTTATCTGTATTGCTGAGTTAGTATGCTTAGGCTACTTAGATGTCGATAAAGTTAAAGATTATCAAAAGCTGAAGATCAACAGAGAGATAGAACGAGCAATCCAGAAAGAAAAAGAACTGAGAAAGGAGTTAGAAAAACATGGAACTTGTGAGTAGCCAGAAACTAGAAAAAGTCGCTAAATTTCTAACAAACATTGAAGTTGATGGGAATTATTTATGTGGGTCATTCCTTGAATTTTTAAATGGTTCATGCAATGCACCAAAATGTGCAGATGATGAAGCTTTCTGTATGGAAGACTGCCCAATGAAATCAAAAGAAAACTTCATCAAGTGGATTAAAAAACCAGACAGTATATATGATATTGCAGATCTAGAAAAGCCTAAACAGGAAGACTTCATCGAATGGGATCGTTTCGGTGACGGACATGTTAACGATTTTCGCTATGCTAAGGCATTAGAAAAATACTGCAATGATTTAGAGAACGTTCTTGCAGACACAGAATATGATTTAGAGTCAGCTGAATGTGATAATAGAGAGCTAACAGAAAAGCTAGAAAAGATTAGAGGTGTTCTTGATGGAAAATATTAAACAAATAAATATCTATCTAGTAGATGGATCTAGATACGTAGTTATTCCTTCAGATGATAATTTAGCCAAATATGTAAAAGGTAATTTTTACGGAGGATATAACATTGGCATTTCAAAGAATAGAGCAAGTTCAATTATCCATGAATGGGTTTTCGAGGGTAGAAGTCAGATTGATGATGTTGGTATAAATGTAAATAATATTATGTCTATTGAATTTTTAGAACATAGGGGATGATTATATGAACAAAAAGAATTTAAAAGAAATTACATATTCGGGCAAGTTTGTGAACGAATTAGAAAGCGAGATAGAATATTTAAAAGAAGAAAATGCATTAATCAAACGTAGATATACTGTTTTAGATTGTCAAAATCATTATCTTGAGTTATATGAGGAAGCGTTAAACCTAGCAATCACAAACGCTATTATTGTTGGTGGCTATGATTTTTGGGAAAGAGCTGCAATAGGATATGGCGTGCAAGAATTTTATAACAAGTGCATTCATAGAAACGCACCAAATCTTAATAAAGGTATTGTGGAATTCTATCTTTCGCTAATAGCAAACGCAAAAGCACAAAAGAGTAATGAATAGAGTTATGAAGATGGCTAATAGAAAAATAGTTAAGGGGGATGTCTTGTGAAATATATAATTGACAATATCAATAGAATGGCTGGAAAGTATACTCCTCACCAGGTCTTCGCTGACTGGGTTGAAATGTCAGCATTATCAATTGCGCAGAGTATCGAACCAGATGAAGAACGCGAAAAGGCGTTCTTCAACATCGCTATAAAGTACAGTAAAGATGATTTCTTAATACTCGGATGCATGTTAGGACGTCTTTCTTCTCTTCTAGAGAACAATCTAGATGATTATCTTGGGAAGATCTACATGGAATTAAGTTCAGGAAACAGTCATACAGGTCAGTTCTTCACTCCATTTCATATTTGCAAAATGATGGCAGGCGTTGCGTTAGCTGATTATGATGGAGGAACTGAATATCTTAATGAGCCCTCTTCTGGTGGCGGTGCAAACATACTTGCATACGCAAAAGTGATGAAAGAAAAAGGATATAACTATCAGCAGTTATTGGAGGTGAAAGCACAGGACTTGGATTATAAGTGTGTATACATGACATATGTGCAGCTTTCACTAGCTGGAGTAAATGCAGAAGTTGTTCAAGGTAACAGCGTTGAAGGAAAGCATAATGTTGTGCTGCATACTCCAATGTACGTAATGAGAGGTGGTTTAAGTGTTAAAGGACGAAATAATCAATAGAGTAATATGCTCTATGAAGATGCTGAATGGAGAAGAACTCACAATCTTGCGAGGGGTGCTGCTTGTGGCACTCGATGGAGTTGAATTGATCAGGAGCAAGAATGAAATATCTACAGATATATTGGATGACAATGAACTGATTCAGAGATTTCTTGTTCAAAAGAAAATTGATGGATTATCGGAAAGAACTATTGATTACTATAGAGTCACTCTTGAAAAGTGGCTTCACTTCTACATCAAAAAAAGCGTTCTCGAGTGGACTAGAGACGATGTAAGAATGCATTTTGCAAGAAGGATGATTGACTACCCTGATGTTTCTAAGGTGACAATAAATAATGACAGAAGGAATTTTTCGTCTTTCTTCACATGGCTCATGGATGAAGGATATCTAAGAAATGGCAATCCGATGAAAGCCATGAAGAAAATAAAAGTAGATAAAGTGATTAAAGAACCAATTCCGGATGATCAGATTGAAGTTATGCGTGATAAGCTTGCAGAAAAGAAGAGCGCTAATGAAGTAGGCACGAAAATGTGGCTGAAGGTAGTGAGAGATCAAGCAATTTTTGAATTTCTTCTTACGACAGGATGTCGTATAGGAGAACTGACAACTGCTAAATTGAAAGACTTAGATCTAGAGCGTAAAGAAATTAAAGTCTTTGGCAAAGGTGCTAAAGAAAGAGTATGCTATTTAAACACTTTAAGTGTGCTCAGGATGCAGCAGTGGCTTGATGCTAGAAAAAATATAGAGAATGAATATATATTCGTTGCTGTTGATAAAACTAAAGGAAAACATCAAAGATTGAAAATAAGCGGTGTAGAAATAGCTATCAGAAGACTCGGCAGAGAATGTGGATTCGAAAATATACATCCTCATAGGTTCAGAAGAACTGCAGCAACTACCGCTTTAAGAAAAGGTATGCCAATTGAACAGGTACAGTTGATGTTAGGTCACGAGCAGATTGATACGACTATGATCTATGCGAAGACTGATACCAAGAACGTTAAATACTCACATGATAAATATATGTAATAGTTAAGAAGGGAATGATATAGATGATTTTATTACAGGTATTAGAAAATGTATTTTCTATATTTGCTATTGTCATGCTGATCATTGGAATTTTTATTGTGTTATCTGTGATTGCTGTTGCAATTTTAATTGTTATGTCGGTGATTGTGAATGGCATTGAAGAAGATAAAGAAAATAATAACTGACAAGAAATGACAAGGGAGGTATATAAAATGCGAGGTAAAAGAACAGACACGTACTATGTCTATGATGCATATACAGATGAACTTGTAGGATGTGGCAGCTTAGCAAAAATATCAGAGTTGTTTGAGATTACACCAAGAACGCTTAAAAAATATGCAGAGAATGGCAGTCTATACGCGTCACGTAATGCTGATAATCGTCTGAAATTTAAAAGAATAGATGGAATTATAGAAGATGTTGAACCAACAATTAAAGTTGAATCAGGAAAAGTTAGAATTAAACGAAGCAGAAGATTGCTATGCAACTTTGTTGAAGTGTTCGATGTATTTAAAGAGCCAAAAACAGAAGAAGAAAAAGAATACATGAGAACACATTTTTCTATCATTGATTTAAATCGAGTTTATTTTAAACTGCGAACAGCAAAAGAAAATGAGTACCCTTTTAAAATATCATTTTACACAAATAGTAATTCCACCACTTTACTGCATAAAGAATATTATTATTCTAAGAAACTAGCAGAGCAACGTATCAGATATTTACAAGAATTTGCCGCTAAAAGAGAGCTTGGCGATTTTTGGTATGATAACAACTACTATGATGATATCGGAAGAATAGTATATGTTACACGACTAAAAAATGGTAATAATCTGATTCAGTCTCTAGACGGAGTACAGACATCTAAGACAGATCGTGCCCATTATTTAGATTTACTCTCATTTATTCAGCATGAATTCATAAGATAACTACACAGGGCATTGAGTTCTTTATATTTAACTCATAAGAAAATTTAAAATAAGAAAATCTAATAGGATGCTCTTAATAGATTTGTTTCTAGCAAGATCCTCGCATGGACTTGATGCCCCGACATATTCTTAAAACCTAACAACAACAGCAGTGTCATGGCTTTGCTTCAATCTCTTCACCTTACTTTGCAAATTGAATAAGAGTATGAAGCGCTAATTTTGCTACTATCCAACTAAAGAAAGCTATGGTGTTGCTGGGAGAAGAAAAGACACAAATTGAAAACCAATAGGAAGAGTAAAGGACTGTTTTCTTCTTCTCCAGAAAGGAGGTTTAATGGGAAACTTTGTTTTATATCGTAACGGAAAAAGAACCGATATAACTGGATCAATAGAAAAGATAAGTCAGTATGTTGATGCTACTCAATTAGCTCTAAAACATAGATGGCAACGTATATATAAGCATGAAAGTGTATTTTCAAATGAGATACCTATTAAAATAGGGAGTGTGTATGATAATGAGGAATATATGACAAACATATATGATCATAGAAAAGTACACAAGAAAGAAAAGAAAAGAGCAAGCTATGAAGATAGGCAGTTCTATGTTGTCTATGACATGAATGACAATGTAATTATTGCAGGCACTGCTGAAGAATGCGCTAATAGGCTATCCATTGGATTAGCTAGTTTCTACTGCAAGGCAAGCAATCAGCACAGTGATAAATACAATGCAAGGCATCCTAGCACTGCTCCAAGAAAATATTATGTATATACTTTAAAAGATAAGGAGGAGTGAAATTAAATTGTTTTTTATTCTATTTGTATTGGTGATAGTGATTTATTTATTTTTCATTTTTGAGTAATCAGGAGGTAACGTATGACAGCCGAAGAAGTCAGAACATATTTAAAATCATATAGAAATCTTAAAGACAAAGCAGACTATCTACAGAATAAGTTAATCAATGTTAAAGCCATCTCATATAGAGACAGTCCGACAGGTTCATACAGTGAGCCCAAGACTCAGAACGATTACATCATGATGAAGGATAGGTGTTTAGAAGAAATGGCTCTCATACGTCAAAATATAGATAAACTAGATGATATCAATCATAGGGATGTACTCTTTTATCGATACATCGAATCAATGAGCATCTATGATACTGCTGACATGCTGCATGTGTCGCAGAGGACAGCGGAGAAGTACATACATGATGCAATTGAAAAGATGATTGTTATTCTAGATTAGCGTGAATACACGGTTATAAACGTTAAACGGCGCAACATTGCGCATTTAAATGTTATATAATGGTAAAAAGAGGCAAATTAAGCAGAGAGGCATAATAAAGCCTCTTTTTTATTGCTTGATAAGAAAGGGGTGCGACTATGACAGAAAAACAGAAACTATTTTGTGATGAGTATCTAAAAGATACTAATGCTACAAGAGCATATCTAACAGTCTATGCCAATTGTAAAAGTGCCACCAGTGCAGCACCTCTTGCTTCAAAGCTTTTAAAAAAAGAAGAGATACAAAAATATATCTCTGAAAAAATGGAAGAGATTCACAACGAGAACACAGCCGACATTCAAGAAGTAGTCGAATATCTTACATCTGTTATGCGCGCTAAATCGGAATCATATGTAATGATCATGAACGGTAACGGTACACAAAAGGTCATTCAGAAGCCTCCAGATGAGAAAGAAAGGCTTAAAGCTGCAGAGCTGTTAGGTAAACGTTTTGGTATGTTTACAGATAATGTGGATGTTACTTCAAATGGGCAGACAGTGATTGTAGATGATATAGATGAATAAGGTTAGTTTAAAGGGAATCATTGGTCCAGCCTTCTTCAAAGTACACAAACATGTAAAAAACAATGATTACACGCACTATTGGTTAAAAGGTGGTCGTGGTTCCTTGAAATCCTCTTTCATTGGCACAGAGATTCCTTTAGGGATTATGAGAGATGCACAAAAAGGACTGATGAGCAATGCAGTTGTTATCAGACGTGTCAAAGATACTCTAAGAGGCTCTGTTTATGAACAGATAAAATGGGCTATCTATATGCTGAATGCTCAGGATGATTGGGATATACCAGAATCTAAGTTGCAGATGACATACAAGCCAACAGGGCAGGTTATTCTTTTTAAAGGTGCTGATAATCCTAAGAAGCTAAAATCAACAAAGGTCTTTGTAGGATATATCAAGTATGTCTGGTTTGAAGAATGCGACGAGTTCGAAAGCTATGACAAGATAACCAATATCAATCAGTCATTGCTTCGTGGTGGTCCTGAGTATTGTGTATTCTATTCATTTAACCCACCCGAATCGCAAAGAAATTGGTGCAACAGGCAAGTTCTAGTAAAAAGGGATGATACATATGTATCGCATACAACCTACTTACAGGCGCCACCTGAGTGGCTTGGAGAGCAGTTTCTTATTGAAGCCGAGCATATGAAAAAAGTAAATCCTGCCAAATATGATCATGATTATATGGGTGAGGTTACGGGTACTGGCGGAGAAGTATTTACCAATCTATCTATAAGAGAGATTGCCGACAATGAAATACAGGTATTTGACAGATTAAAAAACGGATTGGACTTTGGTTATGCTGGTGACCCACTGGCATATGTAAAGATGCATTTTGATAAGACGCGTAGACGTCTTTTTATTTTTGGTGAGGTTTACGGCACACGTCTTTCAAATGAGAAAGCAGTAAGGATGATCAAGAAGCTCAATCCATTGAATAAACTAGTGACATGTGATAGTGCAGAGCCTCGTACAATCAATGAATTCAAATTATTAGGACTAAGAGTGAAGGGCGCTAAGAAAGGACCTGACAGTGTGGAAAATGGAATCAAATGGCTTCAGGATCTTGAACAGATAATCATTGATCCTATCAGATGTCCTAATACCGCAAGAGAGTTCAATAATTATGAAATTGAAAAAGATAAGGAAGGAAATCTAAAAGGTGAATTTCCGGATAAGAACAACCATTCAATAGATGCTGCACGATATGGATGTGAGACAGACATAATTGCATCAAAAGCACGTGCAGGAAAGAACAGAAGCAAATATGTCTGATATAGGAGGAACATTAGATGTATATATTTACTATCGATGCAGAAAGATATGATGAGTCATCACTTAATATCGTACAGATAGAAAGTCTGATTAATAAGCATAGGAATATCATAGGAAAAATCAAAAAAAATAAAAGATACTATGAAGGAGAGCATGACATAAAAAGAAGGCAGAAAAAATATAAGGGTTCTGCGAACAACAAAGTAATATGCAATCATGCTAAGGACATTTCCGATACTGCTACTGGATACTTCATGAATTCTCCAATATCCTATAACACTTATGATGGTGATGATGAAACATTGCTGGATAAGCTAACAGATGCTTTTGATAATGCAGATGTTGATGATGCTGATTCGGATAATGCACATGATATGAGTGTCTGTGGTGTTGCGTATGAATATGTTTATATCAAACAGGATACTACGGATATTGCTGTTAGAAACATTGAAGCAGATCATACATTTCTTGTTTATGATGACACAATTGAACAGAATCTTCTTTTTGGTGTTTATTATTACAGATTTAAAGATGCAATCACTGATCAGTATTGCTATCGTGCAACAGTGGTAACAAAGAATTATAGATATACGATGATTATAGATTGTTCTACTCATAAGCATAGGATGATTGAAGAAATGGTTCCTCATTATTTTGGTGATGTTCCAATAATCGAATACAGAAACAATAAGCTATGCATAGGTGATTTTGAACAGCAGATTTCTTTGATAGATGCCTATAACAAATTAATGAGTGATCGTGTCAATGATAAAGAACAGTTCGTTGAGGCTCTGCTAGTTGTCTACGGTTCTCTGATGGGTGACGATAATGAAGAAGTCAGCGAAACAATGAAGATTCTAAAAGAGAATGGTTTATTAGAACTTCCAAGCGAAGCAAGAGCTGAATATATTTCTAGAACGTTCGATGAAAGCGGAATGGAAGTATTAAGAAAAGCTATTAAAGAAGATATCTATACTTTTTCTCACGTGCCAAATCTTACAGACGAAAATTTTGTAGGAAATAGTTCAGGAGTAGCAATGGAATATAAGCTTCTCGGACTTCAAATGATTACTGGAGAAAAAGAAAAGTATTACAAGAAAGGTCTGCGAAGAAGGATAGACCTATTCTGTAATTATCTTGGCCTTAAAGCAATTAACATCAATAAGAACAATATCAAGATAACTTTCACCAGAAAACTTCCTAAAAATTTAAATGAACTTGCACAGATGATTGCGAATTTAAGTGGAAAGGTATCAAATGAAACTCTTATCGAACAGCTTCCGTTTGTTGAGGATGCTTCTAATGAAGTAGAAAAGGTAAAGAAAGAAAATGAAGAAAATATCAAAACACAGCAGGCATTATTCAAATCTCAAAATGATGTTTCATTCTATGATGAAAAAGATGCTCCTTCCGATAGTGAAGATGATGAATCAGATTCTATCGGTATTAATAAGGCTTCTTAGTTGATATATGAAAAATGAAGAATACTGGAAAAAACGTCAGTCTGAAAAACTTGATAATGCTATTAAGAATGCCGTTGCAGATATCGAAGAAGTAAAAAGGTTCTATCATAAAGCCTATCTGTATACAGATAAACAGATAGAGGGAATATTTGATTCATACAGAAATCATCATAGAACAGATTCAGCACCTATGTCAGAAAAGGAAGCAAGAGAACTGCTTAACAATCTTGTGAATAATCATGATTATGCAGAACTGAAGAGGAAGCTTGAAAACAATCCATCAAGCAGTGCAAAAAAAGAACTTTTAAAAAAACTTGATGCTCCAGCCTATCAAGCAAGAATAAACAGACTAATGGAATTGCAGAACAAATTGGATTCTCTGATGAGGCTGGAATATAATCTTGAAAAAGAAAAAAGCACAGATGCCTATCTAAAAGGGATATATGACGGTTATTACAGAAATGTGTTCAATATATCAAAAGGTATGGGGATTGCTTATGACTTTGCTGAAATAGACCCAACACTCGTGGATCATATGCTCAAATCAGCCTGGTATGATAAGAATTATTCTAAAAGAATATGGGGAAATGCACAGAATCTAGGCAATGAACTAAAGGATCAGCTGATGCTGGGGGCTATTATGGGAAAGACCCATAAAGAAATGTCCCAAACGTTACAGGATAAGTTTGCAGCGGGTGCAGCAAATTGTGAAAGACTCGTAAGGACAGAGATGGCTGCGTTCATCAATTCTATTGATCTTGTCAATTTCAAGGATGCAGGCATCGAAAAAGAGATGTTCATAGCCGTTCATGACGGCAGAACATCAAAGATATGTCAGCAGCATGATAGAAGCATTATAAATGTCAAAGATGCCCAGATTGGAGTTAATGTGCCTCCGCTTCATCCTAACTGTCGTTCCCATATGATTCCATATATCGAAGGAATCACTGACAATATGAAGAAAAGACAGCGTAATTCAATCACTGGAAAGGATGAAGTTGTAGATGTTAAAGAAAATTATGATCAGTGGTTAAAAAGACAACAAGAAAAGCATGGAGTTGATACTGTCGATGTCTATATAAAGAAAACAAAGAATGTTACGAAAGATAGGATACAGCATAAAAAATATCTGGATTTATTAGGAAAAGAAAATATTCCATTATCACTACCTGAATTTCAAGATTTGAAGTATAATGATACTGATAGATGGAAAGATTTGATAGAAAAGTTTCGCATTGTCAATCAATATGAAAATCATACTAGACACAACATGCCTGCACAGAAAATTTTCGATTTAGATAAAAAAGCATTTTCTGCAAAAAGAGAATTATTTTCATCTGATTATAAAACAAGTGGTAATTTTGCAATTATGGAATTAGATGGAGACACTTTTTTTGCACATAGCAAAGCTAATAGCAGTGATGATAAAGCATATAAAAATTTCAAGGGTGATAAATCAAAATTAATTTTAAAACCTGATAAAAAGACTTTTGAAACCAAAGTAATAGGAACTCATGATAGAGAAGTAGACAGTGAATATAAATTGTTTGAGTTAGCAAATTTAAAAATTACTGATAATGATGAGCATGAATTATTTTTGTTATCTGAAATGCAACTTTGTGAAAGTTGCAAAGGAGTAATGGAGCAATTTATGCTAAGACATCCCAATGTCAAAGTTTCAGTGGTTTCTACGAAAGAATCTAGAATGAAGAGAAGATATAAAGGAATCGATAAAGAAAGAGAGGGGTATAGGGATAGATGGAAAAGGAAAAAATAAGCTATTTAGATAGAAAAGAAGATGTATATAGCTGGATGAATGCACAAAAGCCAGATGTGAATCCTATTTCCTACGGTAGTTCTTATGTTTTTTATGAACTTGGAGATGTAGATGATTTGAGATTGTGTGAGTATTTTATTGCATGTGGATTATTTGAATTAGAACATCATGACTTGGAAGAACGAATCGAAGAACAATTGACATATTGGATCTATCAATATGAACATTTTGGAAGATTCAGAGATGAAATTCCTGATTGCGAATTATTAGAGAAGGATATAGAGAAGATTAAATCTATGATGACGCTAAAATTTGAAGATTTAGAATGTTACGAAGCCGACTGTTAGTCGGTTTTTATTTTGCCCAGAACGGAGGTAAATGATGGCTCAGGGTCTAAGAAAACATAGGCATTGTTATTATGAGGTTAATTCTAAATATTATTATGACAATCATAGAAACTGTATGGTAAGGAATACGCACTATGAATGCATGATCTGCGGTCATGAATATCATGAAGTATCGGAATTATCACAAGGACCGCCTAAAGAAAAAAGTAAATCAAGTGTATTGGAAAAGAATAAGAACAGGCATAGGCATTGTTAGATGTCTTTTTATTTTGTCTGAAATAAGAAGAAAGGAGGATAGAAGATGAAGCTAAAAGTTATTCATAATCTTATCGATAAGCAATGCGGTGTTGTCAGATATGTCGGTGAAGTATTTGAAGCTGATGAAGAAAGAGCTAAAGAACTTATCAAATTGAAAGCTGTTGTTACTTATCAGGACGATGTAAAAAAAGAAAAATAAGCATTATCTTATTGTCCAAAAACTTATGACACAAAAAGATGGGATGGTCATACGGACCTTAAATGGAGAATTGTAATGAAAGATAAAAATAAAATGATGCCTCTTAATCTGCAGCTATTTGCTGAAGACCCGGGAAATGAAGCGAATACTGGCGATGGTCAAGAGGATCAGAACACTCAGGATAACAACGGATCAACTCAGGAACCAAAGACGTTTACTCAAAAAGATGTTGATAAAATTGTTCAAGGAAGAATTGCAAAAGAAAGAAAGTCCTGGGAAAAGCATCTTGAAGATCAGAGAACAGAAGCTCAAAAGCTTGAAAATATGAGTGAAAAAGAGAAAAAGGAATACCAGGAAAGAAAACGAGCAAAAGAACTCGATGACAGAGAAGCAGCAATTACCAGAAGAGAACTGACTGCACAGGCAAAAGTTCAGCTTGCTGATAAGGGTATTCCTACAGAATTAGCTGAAATTCTTAATCTAACAGATGCTGATGCGTGTAAACAGTCCATCGATACAGTTGAGAAGGCTTTTCAGTTTGCTGTTGAAAAGGCTGTTGAAGAGCGTATCAAAGGAAAAGAACCACCTAAAAAGGCACCGGAGAACAGTGCAATTACTATGGATTCTTTAAAAAATATGAGTGCCCAAGAAATCAACAACAACTGGGACGAAATACAAAAATTAATGAAACAATAGGAGAATAACAGAATATGTCAGTAACTAAATTTATTCCGCAGATTTGGAGTGCAAGATTATTAAACCATTTAGATAAGAGACACGTATATTTGAATCTTCTTAATAGAGACTATGAAGGAGAAATCAAAAACTTCGGTGATACCGTAAAAGTAAACCAAATTGGTGATATCACTATCAAAGATTATGTAAAAGGAACTGATATTGATGCACCGGACGATTTGGATGGTGAACAGCAGGAATTGAAAATTGACCAGGCAAAGTATTTTAACTTTGCAGTAGATGATGTTGATAACGCTCAAACAAACCCAAAACTAATGGATAAAGCCATGGAGCGTGCAGCATATTCAATGAATGATGTGGTAGATGCATTTGCAGCCAATCTATTAGCTATCAATGTACATACTGATAATACTATTGGTGATGATACAACTCCAAAAGTGCCGACAAAAGAAACTGCTTATGATTTATTGGTGGATCTTGGAGTTAAATTAACAGAAGCGAATGTTCCTACAGTGGGACGTTGGGTAGTCATTCCAGCGTGGTATCATGGTTTATTATTAAAGGATCAGCGCTTTGTTGGTAATGGTACAGATTACAACAAAGCAATCCTAGAAGGCGGTGAAGTAGGTAATGCAGCAGGCTTCACGGTTTACGTATCAAACAATGTACCTAATACTTCAAAGACAAAGTATAAGATTATTGGTGGTACAGAAGAAGCTGGCTCATATGCAGAACAGATTTTAAAGACAGAGGCATACAGACCAGAAAAAAGATTCTCTGATGCAGTCAAAGGGTTACATGTCTATGGTGCAAAGGTATTCCAGTCTAAATGCATTGCTGTATTGACTGCTAATCCTGAATAGAAGAAAGGAACTGATTTAAATGAGCTTTATTAAAAATATTAAGACGGGTATCACTACAGAATGTATCAATAAAGATGTGATAAAAGTATGTAAAGCAGATCCGCTTAATTATATCGTAGAAGATAACTTAGAAGCTTTGCTATCATCTGAATCATCTGAAGAAAAATCAGCTAAGAAGAACAAACCTTTAAGCAAGATGAATGTTGCAGAACTCAAAGAACTAGCAAAAGAAATGAATATTGATGCAGACGACTCTCTTACAAAAGATGAGCTTTTTGCTGTAATCAAGGCAAACAAGAATGGATAGCATCAAAAGAGATTTTAAAATTCTTACTGGAGAGACTGATAATGATATAGTCTCTCTTTTTGTTTCTAATGCTGCTAAAAGAGTTCTTATGAGAGCAAACAGATCAGAACTTATAGAACCTCTTTATGATCATGTTCTTACTCTTGCACTTGCAAGATACGAAAGAAGAGGTAATGAAGGACTTGCATCATATAGTGAAGGTGGAGAAAACGAATCTTATCTGAAAGAAGATGAGATATTATCAGCAGTAGATAATTATCGTCTAACACCAATAGCAAGGAGAAGAAGAGATGAAGAAAAAAAGTCTGAAGAAGTTCACTCTTAGAAGATACAAACCTTATAAAGATTCTGAGGGTAATAATATCGAAGAATATGAATCCAAAAGATACGATGATGAAGCGATTATTTATCCAGCAAGTAGCTCAACACAGTTTGAACTTTATGGGATGCGCATCCATGCAATCATGAATATGCATTATTATGGTGTTTTAACGATAAATGTTCACGACATGATTATTTATGAGGGTGTCAATTATAAAGTCGTCAGTGTGCAGAAATATAAGCGTTTTAAGCACATAGAGATTGAAAGATTATGAGTAAACTAGAAAATGCAGACAGACTTATTTCAAAGCTTCAGCAGATATCTGCTAATGACGCATCGGAAGTATGCACACAGGCTGTAAGACAAGGCGGATTATTAGTTCAGGCACAAGCAAGACTTCTTATTACATATGTAAGTGGTGATCTAATAAGATCTGTGAAAGTCAGAAACAAAAGTACATCAAAAGGTGCAGAAGCAACTGTTTATACTAATTCTCCTTATGCTGCTTATTATGAGTTTGGTACAGGACCTAATGGTGAAGCAAATCACAATGGAATTTCACCAAATGTCAATGTGCATTATAAGCAGCAGGGATGGATGATACCTGGCGATGCGATGACGCCTGATAGAGCAGAAGAATATGGTTTTAAAGTTGTATATAAAGGTGATAAGCCTATTGGATATCTCACAAAAGGGCAATATGCTAGACCATTCATGTATCCGGCGATGCATGACAATATAGATAAGATAAATGATAATGCTAGGAAATTGCTTATGAAAAAACTCAAAGAAAGGTGTAAATAAAATGATTAATGTAAAAGACATCGTATATAAAGAATTATCTAAGGTTTCTGAAAATGCAAGTGACGCATATCCACACAACTGGTCTATGCTTCCTGCTGTGCAGTTTGTTGAAGAAGAAAATAAGGTTGAAGAGTTCACAGATGATAAAGAACAGTCATCATACATTCGCTACAGGATTGATATTTGGGATAACAACAGTACCAGTCAGACTGCTTGCGACGTAGATGATGTGATGACAACATTAGGATTCCTGAGAACATCATGTTCCGATGTGCCAGATCCAAGCGGATTAAAACATAAACAGATGAGATATGAAGCAATCATAGACTGCAAGAAGCAGTTTATCTATCATATAAATTAAATTAATGGAGGAATCATTATGCTAGCAAATGGTGCTAAGTTAGAATTCAAAAGCAAGACGGTATCAACCTATACAAAATTAAAAGGATTAAAAGAATTACCAGAAATTGGTGTTGAACCGGAAAAAGTAGAAAATAGTGATCTTGATGATACACAGAAAGTTTATGAAATGGGTATCGGAGATCCAGGAGATATTACATATAAATTCAAATATGATAATACAGAAACAGACAGTCCGTATAGAGTATTAAGAAAATATGAAGAGAGCGGAGAAAAATTATCTTTTAAAGAAACATTAAAAGATGGTACTACCACAGAATTCAATGGACAGATTTCATTAAAAAGAACAGGTGGAGGAGTCAATGGTGTAATTGAATTTGATATGAACATTGCATTATCATCTGCGTTTACAATCACTGACCCAATTATTGGATAAAGGAGGCATAAAATGGGAGCATTATCAGAAGGTTTAAATATTCTTGAAGAAGAAAAAGAACCTGTAAAGAAACAGAAAAAAAAGCAGCCTTTCGCTTTGTGGAAGGTAGGAGATACTGAATATAAATTAAAACTCACAACCCAGGAAATAATCAGACTTGAGAATTTGTTCAATGCAAATCTATTAAGTGTTATTTCTTCAAATACTGAAAATAATGAGATGCCACCACTTAAGGTGATGCTACTTATCACTCATGGTGCAATGAAGAAATACAATCATGGCATCAAAGAAAAAGATGTAATTGAATTATTTGATAAATACGAAGAAGAAGGTGGATCGCAGCTTTCATTCATGACTGATGTATTTCTTCCAATCTTTCAGGTAAGTGGTTTTTTCTCACAGGCTCAGGCAGATACGATGAACGAAAATATCGAGGAAGCAAAAGAGCAGATGTAGAATATCAGACACTGAGCGATATGATCAATGAATTATATCCTATCGCTCTTGACTGCTGTATAAGCACTGATGCATTCTGGAATTCATCTTTTGGAGATATTATAGATGAAATAGATTCTTACAGAAGAAGAGAGAAATACAAACAGAAACAACAGGCAATACATGCTCATAACCTTGCTCAACAGATTATAGAAGGCATCGATCTTATTGTTAATGGAAATGATAATCAAAAAGAAATGCATGGTCTTTGGGATTATTATCCTGGTCTGTTCGAAGAAGAGAAAGAAAAGCATAAAAAGCAGCAAGAATACAATGAATTTGAAAACTTTAAAGCACAGAGAAGAAAGTTTGCAAATTATCATAACAAAAAATACGGTGGAGGTGAAAGCAGATGACATTAGAGGAACTTAAAGTTATAATCTCCGCTGAAACAAGCAAATTCAGTTCTTCGTTGAATGATGCAGTTAATCAGACAAAAAATGCAAGTAAAAACATAAATAACCAAACCGATATCATAAATAATGCTTTCGGAAAAATAAAATCTGCATTCAGCTTTGCTGCAATTGGTGCAGCAGCATACAAAGGAACTAAGGCATTGATTGGATTAGGCAGACAGGCAATAGGCATAGCATCCAATCTTACCGAAGTACAGAACGTTGTTGATGTAGCATTTGGTGATATGTCATGGGAAGCTGAAAAGTTTGCCAGCAACTCTATTCAGCAGTTCGGTATGAGTGAGCTCAGTGCAAAGAAAACGGCCTCTACATATATGGCAATGGCTTCAAGCATGGGCCTTGGAGCAAACAAAGCAAGTGACATGGCAATATCTCTTGCTGGATTAACAGGAGATGTTGCATCTTTCTATAATATTTCTCAAGAATTAGCAGATGTGAAATTGAAATCTGTATTCACCGGAGAAACTGAGACTTTAAAAGATCTTGGCATCGTAATGACACAGACAAATCTGCAGCAGTATGCACTATCTCAAGGTATTACAACAAATATCAACAATATGAGCCAGGCAGAACTTGTTACTTTAAGATATAACTATGTTATGCAGCAGTTGTCACTTGCACAAGGAGACTTTGCTAGAACAAGTGGCACATGGGCAAACCAGGTCAGAATACTACAGGAACAATGGAAACAGCTTCTTGGCATTATTGGTAATGGCCTTGTTGCGGTTTTTACACCTGTTATCAAAGTGCTTAATACAGTGATTGGAAAGGTTATTACCGTAGCAAATGTTATTGCGGGTGTTTTTGGCAAATTATTTGGTAAAAAGTCCAACTCTGCAAAAGCTAGTACAAAACAGACAACAAAAGCAATTAATTCTGTTGGAAATTCTTCAAAATCAGCAGGAAGTTCTATGAAATCTGCGGGCAACTCTTCTAAGGGTTTAAATAAATCGCTTAAAGGAACAGAGGGACAGGCCAAAAAGACCGCCAAGGCTTTAGGCACACTGGCCTCAATAGATGAGATAAATAATATCGATTCTTCAGATTCATCAGGAGCAGGCGGTTCAGGAGGAAACGGAGGCACAGGAGCCGGCGGTGTCGGTGATGGTGGCTATGATATTGGTGGAATTGATTGGGGAGAAGGAGAAGACAAAGCAGATAAGGGCAGTGATAAGATTTCGAAAGCAGTAGATAAAATTCTGAAAAAGCTTAAGGAATTAAGAAAATGGTTTGATGAAAATCAGCCTGTTATTATCGCATTGATTGCTGGCATTGTAGCAGGCTTTTTAGCATTTGAGACAATAATGCACTGGGGAGCTATTGTTTCTGCTGTTACGGCTCTTATTGCTCCTTTCCAGCAGTTGTGGCTGGCAGTTTCAAACTGGGGAGTACTGTCTGTTATTCAGGGAGTACTAGGAACAACAGCAGGAGCTGCTGCAATTGTAGCAGTAGCAATCGGTGCCGTTGTTGCTGCATTGGTTTATCTTTATCAGACAAGCGAAACGTTTAGAAAAATTGTGATTGATGCAGTGAATGCATTAATGGAGATACTAAAAAATATTTATAAGAATATTCTTCAGCCATTATTCTCTTTCCTACTTGATGTGTTCAATACAATCATAGTGCCTATTGCAACATTTCTTGCAAAAGTATTTGTGAAAGCTGTCGAGGCAGTTGCAACTGTTGCATTATCATTCTGGAAGAATATCATGGCTCCTCTTGCTAATTTCCTTGTAACTATTCTCAGCATTGCATTAAAAGGTGTAATAGAGATGTGGGAATCGATGAAGCCAGTTATTAATACAGTAGGTGATGTGATCAATTTCTTATGGAAGAATATCCTTTCACCTCTCGTTGATTTTGTTGTAGGAAATTTAACTAATTCATTCAAAACGTGGGGAAATATTATTTCAAAAATTGTTGCATCTGTAACTAAAATTTTCCAAGGATTAATCGATTACTTTGTAGGTATGTTCACACGCGATGCAGACAAAGCATGGAAGGGAATTCAGCAGATCTTTGAAGGGTTCAGCGGTTTCCTCAAAACTATCTTTTATACAGATTGGACAAAGAGTTTAGGCCTTTTGGGTGTTGGCTTAAATGGATTCCTGGCAAAAGTAAAATCAATCTGGGAAATGGCAAAAGGTGTATTCAATGGAATTATCACATTCATTAAAGGTGTATTTTCAGGTAATTGGAGAAAAGCATGGGAAGGTGTAAAACAGATATTCCATAGCGTTATTTCTGGTTTGGGAAATATGTTCAAGGCACCATTGAATGCAATTATCAGTGGGATTAACACGTTCATCAGAGGGATTAATAAGATTAAGGTGCCTAGTTGGGTTCCAGGAGTCGGTGGAAAAGGATTCCATATTTCTGAAATACCTAGACTGGCAAAAGGTGCTGTTGTAGATAGAGCTACACCTGCAGTGTTTGGTGAGGCAGGACCAGAAGCAGTTATTCCTTTACAGAGAAATACAAGAGGTCTTGATATGATTGCTGAGAGACTTATTGAAAGAATGCCTGTCCAGGAAGGCGGTGGAAATGCCACTTATGTTATTAATCTGGTATTAGAAGATGGCAAGGTTATTACCAAAATGGTAATTGATAACATCAAAGATTATGAAGCACGTACAGGAAAGCCTGTATTTGACTATTAGGAGGTGCTACTTATGGCAGATGAAGCGAAAATAAAAGTTAATGGTACAGCACTTCCTACACCTTCTGAAATAAGTGTAGAGATTAGTGATCTTGATAGCGATAGTGTCAGACCGGTAGCTACTGGCATATTGAGAAGGAACAGAATTCGTGCAAATATGCTGAAGGTAACATTGACATATAAAATAACACCTTTGACAGATGTTATGTCACTTCTTAAAGCATTAACACCATCAACTTTTACTTGTGAGTTATATATTCCTGATCATGGCATAAGAGGCACCAAGACGATGTATGCCGGAAATAAAAAGTACAATTATAAAAGAGTCAAGACAGGTATCAAAGCAGAATCGTTTTCTGTTTCTTTAATAGAGGTGTGATACTATGCTTATTAAATATGGGAATAAAGATGTAACAGACAGACTTCTTGATTATAAGATGTCTGTCTCTTTCGCTGACTGCCGTATGATAGGCAACGTGCCATCAATTGAACTGACAATGAAGTTCGATAACTATGACGGCATTCTTGACAATATCGACATCAGCAAGTACTGGGAAGTCAAGGAGAATGATGCATCTGATACAAGATACTTCAAGGTGTATGATCAGCCGGAGAAGTACACCAAG